CTAGAGCCATTCAATAGTAACTTGTTCACCGTCAATATAAATTTTATTAATTAGTGATTTTAAATAAAGTTGCTTTTCTCGGAACTCTAAAGAGTCAAAATCAACTGTTGCTAAATCAGCTAAATTTTCTTGTATCTTTTTATTTTTCTTCAATTCTTCGTTAGCTTCTATTTGTGCTTCATAATAATTAATTTGAGCATCGATATCAGCCATCATAGCATCAAGTTCTGAAACTTCGTAAGAACCACTGATATATAAATCAAACAGCCGCTTCTTTTTTGTGTGTTCTGTTTTAAGTTTTTCATTTAAGTTATCTAATTCGTCTTCTTTATCTACATTCCTAGAAGCGAAACTATAGTTATTCACGCGATCAATAATTAATTCCTCGAGTTTGTCAGCTCTCCAAATTTTATTTCCACATTTTTCTAGTTCATGAGTATGTTTGTAAGTCTTGCAACTATAATATCTATAATGATATTTTTTTCCGCGGGAAACAGTATCTTTTCTCCGATGAACAAAACTCAATCCGCATTTACTGCATACTACTAAATTATTTAACAATGAAGCTGATTCTTTATTCATATTTGGATTTTTACCCATGCGAGAAAATATTTCTTGAACCCTATAAAATTGTTCTTCTGAAATAATAGGCTCATGAATGCCTTTTGTATGAACTTTATCCTTATATGAAACATAACCGCAATATAAATCATTAGTCAGCCAATTGTTGTAACTGCTATATGATTTCACTTTGAATCCTAATTTTTTTAGTCTCTTCTGTAAAAAAGTAATGCTTTTTTCTTCTTCGAAAATATCATAAATCATTTGTAATTGTTTTGCTTCTTCTTCATTAATATACAATTTAGTATCTACAACGTCATAGCCAAATGTTCGCCCTTTGGCTGTTGTGAGCGGAAGTCCTGATTCAATACGTTTAATTTTACCCATCACCATCCTGTCGCGGATAGTTTCACGTTCTAATTGTGCAAACACAGACAATATACCAATCATCGCGCGCCCAAATGGGCTAGAAGTATCAAGTGTTTCTGACAGACTAACAAATTCGACATTGTTTTTTAAGAAGTATTCTTCAATAAGTGTTATTGTGTCTCTTTGTGAGCGGGATAGTCTGTCTAATCGATATACGACTACAGCATCAATTTCGTGTAGTTTACTTAGCATTTCATTTAGTGCTGGACGCTTCATATTTGAGCCGGAGTATCCGCCGTCAATGAAAATATCGTATACGTCCCAATCCTTCGAACGGCACAAGGCTGTTAGTTTTTCAGTTTGAGCTTGTATAGAGTAGTTTTCTATTTGTTCTTGAGTAGATACGCGTATATAAATAGCTGCCTTCATTTCCGTTCTCCTTTCGCACATACGTTCTTTTTTCGGTAAAAAGAAAAGCCCGGAGGCTCTCTTTTAATCAACGCCAGGCATTAATTTTATTGCTTTATCACTGAACTCAGCATTTTTTTTGAATTCATGATTTTTTAACCCTAAGCTTTCTTTTTGTTCTTTATGCATTTCTTGATATATATTTTCTACTATTCTAGATTCAACAGTGGATAATTCTCTGTTATAATTATGAGCGTTTGAGTAAATACTTTTAATTTCTTCCTGTTGTGCAACAACGTCATCTCTAAGTTTTTTTATATTATTATAATCATCTTTTAAGATATTTTGGATTGAGATAGAATATTTATCGTAATCTTTAATAAATTCGTCTGATCTTTCGGTAATATTATCTCCCATTTTAGTAAAAGGATTAATTACTATTTGCGGATTAATTGTTGCATCATTATTAAACGATTTGATGCCTGAGTTAGCTTCTTTTGCAAATTTATTAAATTCGTTTGTTGACTTATTTGCCTTTTCCAATACCTCTTTGTCTTCCTTTGATAGCCCTTTACCCCATTCGGAAGTATAAACTTGTGTATACCAAAATAAAGAAACAATGCCAATGATAACCAATAAAAAAATCACCCATAACCACCATTTTTTTAACAAGTGTCTATACTTGCTCATCCCGCATCTCCTTTTTATAAAAACATAATTATTAAAATTACTATGACAGGAATAGTTATCAACAATGTCATTAAACAACCACATCCTGACATTAATTTACCAGATTCTTCCATAATTTCGCCGACTTTTTGTGTTTTTCCATTGTTGTTGCTTTGATAAATGATTGGTGTTAGACAGTTAGGACATTGATTTTCGTGATTGTCTAGTGCATGTCCGCATTTAGGGCAATACATATGTTCACCTCGTCAAAATTTATTAGCACCCATAATCATAAGGATAAAAAGAGTTATCCTCCTGGAAAACTTGAATGGTAGAGCCAAAATGTATAATATAATTACCATTATTATACATTAGTCCATATTTTTCTCTATAATTCTCTACTACTTCAATCAAAAATTTTTCAGTAACATTTAAAAAAGTAGCAGCTTCATAATATGTTCTGTAGCCAAGATCGTAGCATAAAGCAAGTGTTTGTAAATTTACTAAGTATTCATGAGATTTACGACGAGCGAATTTTTCTTGTTTAATATTATCGATGTTATTAAAATTTGTTATATCCCCAACGGTGTATTTCCAATGCATTGCCTCTTCTATAATAGTACATCTAAGCTCACTTTCTGTTAACGATGGATGCAAATGGACAACTTTATTTTGTATAAAGCCAAATAATTTCGTCGGCAAGCTGTTATCAATAATGAAATTCAATTCCGGAAATTCTTGTTTTAGTTCAGAACTTGTTTTATTCATCTATGAGCCTCCTAAAAAATTGTATTTAGGCTATTCCTCTTTTTGCGAACGTATAAACTTGAGGTATTTTTCTATTTCTATTCTTTCATCTTCTGTTAAGTCATCGTCAATATGAGCAGCAAGCAGGTCGCTGTTGTCTATTTCATCTCTGCCCAGTAAGTAATCCGTGGAAACTTCAAAATAACTAGCAATATTTTTTAATGTAGTAAAGTCTGGTTCTCTTCTTCCTGTTTCGTAATTTGCCAGTGTATCGCGAGTTATTCCTATTTTAGATGCTAACTGATCTTGTGTAAGATTTTCATTTTTCCTTAACTTTTTTAGCATGTTAGCAAACAATTTAAATCACCTCTTTAGATATATTATAAGTGACTAAAAGTCACGGAACAACTAATAATAAAAAAAATGACAAAAAGTCACATAAAGTACTTGACGTGACGAAGTGTCACTGTTATTATATATGTATAGTGACAAAGAGACACGTAAGGAGGGCAGGTAATGAATAAAGAATTAATGAATTTAGTAGGAGAGAGAAAGTATACCGAAATCGCAAAAAATTTATCAATCAGCGCAAATTATTTTGGATTAATTGTTACTGGAAAAAGAACCCCATCATTAGAAGTAGCAAAAGAAATTAGTGATTATTTTAATTCAACAGTTGAAGAACTTTTTTTTAATCACAAAAGTGACAAAAGGACACAAAAATTAACCAAAATAGGAGGCTAGAAAATGAGGAAAGCACTTATTACAGAACTAGAGAATGAATTGAAAAGCCAGATTGCAAAAAGAGAAGATAAGCAAGTATTTAGCGGAAAGCACTTTGATAGTGAACCAGTTAGCTTTGAGGAATATATTTTGGCTTATGGAGAATATTTGAGAAGAAGTAATAAAATCTGGGACTAGAAGAGACCTAGCCCCAAACAAGTTAAGAATAATAACCTCTAATTTTTAATTCTTCATCAATATCATTTCTCCAATTCTTTAGAGAAAAGTCGTTAAAATCAACAATTAATAATTGATCTTTAGAACCTAATCCTATCATTGAAAGAATTTCGTCTTTAGGTAAATCAGTCATATTTACTAAGATGTTTTCAGAAAAATACACCCATTTATCTTTATTGAGGTTCTCAATTTGCGCTCTAATATTACTAAGATTTTTATGAGCGTCAACAATAAAAATATATTTTTTCATAATATCACCTCCAATCAAACTAATTATAGCAGATTGGAGAGTAACCGAAATAGGAGGCTAGAAAATGAGGAAAATTGCATTTACAAACTCTTTCCTAACCAAGAGAAATAGAAAAGAGTCAGTACTCACCATTGAATTAAGTATAACTGGAGAAGATTTTAGCGATTTAAGTATTTTGCCAGAACTTTATTCAGAAATTAATTCATTAGTTAATAGATTATCGGAAAAAACTAACGGCGATTTGGGCAAAAGAAAATAGGAGGGTAGAAAATGAACATAAGATATTTGAGTAAGAAAAGAAGTGAAGAAAAAGATTTGATTTTTAAAACCAAAAACATACTACCAGAAAACTTGAAATCGTTAAATATTGAGATGCAAGGAGATAGAAATTGTTGTAGTGGACTATTAGAAATTAATGGAAAGCAATTAGGAAAAGGAATTACAGCAGTGAAGTTAGATTTAAAAGCAGGATCGTTGCCAATTGTGCAAGTCAAATATCATCCATTCACAATCAGCGAAGAAATGCGAAGACTGCTTTGGTCTGGAAAATACTAAAAATCATATTGGAGAGTAAACGAAATGGGAGGCTAGAAAATGAGTAACGAAGAGTTAACTTTGTCAATCAAAACTAGTCAAAGAGAAGATGGGTCTGCATATAATGCCATTCAACTTGGTGACTGGAAAGTAGGACGATTTGTAACAGGTGTTCATTTAGAAATACTAGGCGGTAAACGACCAAAGTTAATTATTGAATGCTATCCAGAAAGAATAGATGTGGATGGTTTAGAAGTAGAGGCTTTTTTAAAACAAATAGAGGAGGAAGAAAAATGAATAACATCAAACAAGCAATTATTAAATTAGAAACAATTTTAGAAAATGGTAATGAAAAAGAGAATAGATTATTCGTTAAGTACAACACTATAAAAAACATTTTAGATTTACTTGAAAAAGATCAAGAGCTAAAAATTATCGAAATGAAAGTAGAGCTGAATGGAGTAGAGGATTCCATAGAAAACGCCACTTTGTTAGAAAAGAGATTAAGTGAAGCCAAATCTTTGGCGGAAGACTTGGCTAGCACTATAAACTCGTTAGAAATTAAGGTGAATTCTAAGGAAGAAATAAGAGAGGCAGAAAAGAGTATAAAATTAAGACATTTTGCTACTCCAAGTACTGATTTTTAATATCTTCAATTGTTTCATGAGTTTCTTTTAGATATTCATCTAAATCTGCTACTTCAGTTTTAATCTTAATACCTTCTTCATATGACGTTAAATATCCAGCAAAGATATCTGTTTCGTCTTCGTTTATAAGTTCTTTCTTTTTTAGTAAGTTAATCAAGGAATTAAATCTTTTCTCTAAATCGACTAAAACTTTAGAAGTATTGTAATACTCTACTTCGTTTCTTGTTACGGATGAATAAGTATAGGTGTTTTCATCAATTACAAAAGGTTTAGTTGTTAAGAATAATTGAATTTTTCCTTTGGAATCAAATACAAATCTGCCAAATCTACCATAGTATTTTTTATTATCAAACATAAAATCGAAAGATTCTTCATCGGTTAAATGAGATTTATATAATTCGATAAATGAGTTTAGTTCTGAATTGTTTAATGTAGATTCCACACATATTAAGTCATTCAGAATATGATAATTTGATGCATTTAAAGAAAAATCAAATTCATTAATTATTAATTTAGTCATTTTACCCACCTCCCTTCACAAAAACTATAGCACTGTGAAAGGGCGAACAGAAAGGAGAACAAAATGTCAAATTTACAAATATTCAACTTCGAAGGAAATGAAGTAAGAACAGTATTTATTGAAAACGAGCCTCATTTTATCGGCAAAGACGTGGCAAAAGTATTGGGATATTCAAATAGCCGCGATGCATTAAAACGTCATGTTTTCCTTAAAAACAAGGGGGTCGTGAAACACGACTCCCTTGGAGGAAGCCAGAATTTAACCGCTATAAATGAAGCGGGTCTATATCAGTTGATTTTTAAATCTAAACTAGAGTCTGCTGAAAGATTTCAAGATTGGGTTACTTCGGAAGTATTACCATCTGTTCGTAAGCATGGAGCTTACATGACAAATGACACAATCGAAAAAGCAATCACTGACCCTGATTTTCTAATCAGGCTAGCAACAAATTTGAAAGAAGAAAAAACAAAGCGGATAGAAGCGGAACAAAGGTTAGAGATACAAAAGCCGAAAGTGATGTTTGCTGAAGCTGTAAGCGATGCAAGAGGAACCATTTTAATAAGAGATTTAGCTAAGCTAATCCAACAAAACGGCATCGATATTGGGGAGAAAAGATTATTTGAATGGATGCGCCAAAGAGGATATCTCATTTCGAGAAAAGGCACGGATTACAATCGCCCTACGCAAAAAAGTATGGAACTGGGACTATTTAAGATTAAAGAAACAGCGATTATAAGGTCAAGCGGGGCGCAAACAGCAATTACAGCAAAAGTTACAGGCAAAGGACAACTTTACTTTGTAAATAAGTTTTTAGAACAATCATTAAAAACAATTTAAGCGCCGCTACCACACGACGCTTACAGACAACTTAGTCACGGGGAGCGACTAACAACAGTATATAACGATAAGTTGTTAATTAGTCGCTGAAAAAATAACAAAAAAAGGATTGAGATATTATGTTTCAAAAATCAATATCAGCACCAACCGCGATGCAAGTTTTAGCAGAAACTCGCACGCAAAAAGAGCTAGCGATAGATAGTTATGTAACGCCAGCACTAATAAGCAATCAGATAAGAGGAAAGCGAACGGTTTCACTTGAACAAGCAGAACAGTTAATTGATAGCTATAACGAACCAGAAAGCACCTATTTATTCGCACATGAATTTAGTAACGGAATGATACCACCTTTACTTGATGGCTTAGACAACCATCACGCTTCTTTAACTAATCGCTTTGAATTAGAAGTTGAGGAAGCAATAAACACGCTGAAAAACGGCTTAGAGACGATGACATATAGCTTGAGAAAAGGTGACATGCTACAACGAGAAGCCGCAAAACAAGCTATTTCAGAAATAACAGATGTAGTTGCATCTGCTTTAACACTAAACACTAGCATTGCGAAAGCTTTCAACATAGATTTACAACAAGTTTTAAACAAACGCGATCTATATTATCAAAAATCTGGATTAGTAAGGAGTTGCGGAAAATGAGCGAAGTTTTAGTATCGGCTAGTTACGAAGGTTACGAGTCGAAGAGTATTAATTTCACAGAAATAAACAACATTGTAAAAGAGCGATTTAAAAAGATTGATGAAGTTGAGCGCAAAAAAAGAGCTGAAGCTTTTAACAAAAAGTACAAAGTCACTAAAGAGCTTGTAGATGGACATCTACGCGAAATTATTATACCGAGGCGCGCAATATGAAGAACCAAATTTTGTTCAGCATCTTAGTCATAATAGCTTCGGCGTTAGCGTTAATAAACTTATGTAATTTGGTTTTAATTCTAATTTTAGTATAGGAGGGCTACAACAATGACAGAAAGAGTTTTTCGGAAACAAACGATTTTCGGTAATAGTGAGATTTTCATAGACGACAGAACGAAAATGATCGCTAATCCAGCTTTCCGGCAAAAAATCCCGCTTATTGAAACAGGTTGCGAGAAAATGGCGGACTATATTGAAGAGTTGAAGTTAAAAGGTTATGAGGAGGTCACAAGATAATGGATGTTTTTGCAGTAATGATTTTCGTGTCGTTTATGTCAGTAATCGCTGGTTATTGGCTGAGAGGAAGTGATAAACATGGTTGAGAATCCACTTGTGGTTGATGATCTTTGGGACGATGATTTTAGACATTAAAAAAGCACGCATAGCAGTGCGCGCTTTAAGGATTTGAGATATTACCTTAAGAAAATTATACCTCAGGTCCATTAAAAAATCAATGGAGGTAACATATATGTGGTTTTTAACAACCTATTCAAATATCAAAGTAAAAGTGTTTGATTTTAGCGAAAGTGAAGCGGCAACCGAATTATTTAATTATCTTCGCTTCTATCAAAGTAATAAAGAAGGAAGTAAAGAATTCGACGATTTAATTAAGATATACCAATTGTTAGTTGGAGCAGAAGGAGTGGTTAACGTATGAATGAATTAGGAATGGAATTATCCAAACAGCAAGGCAACGGAGTTATGGCTCATGCGACGGCGAGTCGTGAAATGGAGGAAGTAAAAGGGCAAATTTTTATGGCGCAAAATTTCCCCCGAAATCAATATCAAGCAGAAATTCGAATTTTAGAAGCATGTAAACGACTTAGATTAGCGGAAACTGCAATCTATCAATATCCGCGAGGTGGTCAAAAAGTAATTGGTCCATCAATTCGATTAGCAGAAGTGTTAGCGCAGAATTGGGGAAATATTAGCTTTGGTGTTAAGGAATTAGAAAGAAACGACCACGAGTCTACAGCAATGGCTTACGCATGGGATGCTGAAACAAACACTAGAACAGAAAAAATATTCACCGTGCCACACAAACGAACAACTAAAAAAGGAACGCAGATGGTTACTGACGAACGAGATATATATGAGCTTGTAGCTAATATGGGGTCGCGCCGATTGAGAGCTTGCTTATTGAGCGTTATTCCCGGAGATATAGTAGAAGCCGCAATGCAACAATGCAATGAAACATTGAGAAATGGTGGCGGAGAAAAACCGCGTAAAGATCGCGTTGGGGCTATGTTGACTTATTTAAAAGAACAGTTCGGTGTTACTCAAAGCCAAGTTGAGAAACGTTTTGGGTATAAAACTGGCTCATTTACTGAATATGACTTAGTACAGACTAAAAACATAATTAATTCGATAAAGGACGGTATGTCAAAAATAGAAGATTGGTTCGATAAGGATTTACCAACAAAAACGGACTCTTCGAAATCTGAACTTGCAAAAGAATTGGAACCAGAAAAAGAAGAGGTGGAAACAGATGACAAAGAACAAGCCGTTGAAACTGACCAAGGAAAACTATTATAGTCATGCAGCTAATTTAGATTACATGTCCGTTTCGCAATTCAAATCTTTTATGGATTGCGAAGCACGGACAATGGCAGAACTTCATAAAGAATGGTCACGCAATGAATCTACAGCGCTTTTAGTTGGTTCCTATACGCATACGGCATTTGAGTCAGAACAAGCTTTTAATGACTTTGTTTCTGAGAATGAAAAGAAGATTTATAAAGCAAGAGGAACAGGGAAACGGGCAGAGTTTGAACAAGCGGATTTAATGATTGAAACAATTAGAAAAGACCCGCTTTCGATGATTGTAATGGATGGAGAAAAAGAAGCTATTGTTACTGCAAATTTATTCGGAACAACTTGGAAAGCAAAATTAGATGTACTTAACCATGATAAAAAACGTATAGGTGATTTAAAGACCACACAGGAGCTACAGAAACGCTTTTGGTCGGTCAAATACAACGGTTGGGTATCATTTGTCCAAGCATATGATTATGTGCTTCAAATGGCTGTTTATAAAGCTATGGTGGAATGTCAATTTGAAGGAGATTATAAACCTTATATTGTAGCAGTCACAAAACAAAATCCGCCAGATAAAGCAGTAATACAATTCCATCAAAACTGGTTAGATAATGAATATAGTTTTTTGGAAGAAAAAATGCCACGGGTTATCGCAGTTAAGAATAAAGAACTTGATGCAATAAGATGTGAAGAATGTGAGTATTGCCGAGCAACTAAACAATTAAAAGATGCTATCAATTTAGAAGACTTATTGAAGTAGATAAGGCAGGGGAATTGCGATGGATGGTTATATAGCTTTACACAGAAAAATTATTGATAGCTGGATATGGCAAGACCCTGAGTTTTATCGGCTTTGGTCATACTGCCTTATCAAAGCGTCATTTAAAGAAAGAGAAATATTTTTAGGTCAACAAATAGTCAAATTAAATCCGGGTCAATTTGTAATCGGAAGAGAAAAATTAGAAGAGGCAATGAACATAGGACTGAAAAATAAACGAACAGCGGTTACGTGGTGGCGACGACTTCAAAAGTTAGAAAAAGCCCAAATGTTGAACATCAAATCGTACAACAAATTTTCAGTTGTAACCATTGAAAACTGGGGGTTTTATCAAGGTAGTGACATAGAAAACGAACAGCAAAATGAACAACAGACGAACAACAGATGTACAACAGATGTACAACAAACGATCACAAACAATAAAGATAATAAAGAGAAGAAAGATAATAAAGATAATAATAAACGTCAAAACAAGTTTGACGAGGTTCATTTATCTTTAGCTAATTTATTATTTGAATTAATTAAAAAAAATAATCCCGAAGAAAAAAATCCAGACATTGAGAAATGGGCTCATGACATCCGAATCATGATTGAACAAGATAAGCGAGATGCTGAAAAAGTTAAGAATGCAATTATCTGGTCACAGAAAAACGATTTCTGGTGCAGTGTCATAAAATCTCCAAAATCTTTACGAAGGAATTATGACAAAATGGCTACACAACGTAATAAGCCAGTTGCTAACAAGCCTTTCAACAAATACAGCAAACAAACGAAACCAGAAGTATTGCCGGATTGGTTCGACAAAGAGCAGAAACAAACAAAACAAGAAACTTCAACAACAGAATCAAGCGAAGACTTAGAAAAGAAAGTCGCTGAAATTAAAGCAAAATTAGCGGCTAGGAGCGAGGTGCAGGCGTGATATTAACAACGGAAACAATTAATAATTTAATCGGAATAAAAGAATCATATCAAGCATCTGATGCGCTAATGAAAATATTGTTTGATAGAGAAAAACGAGAAGAGATATTTAAGCAGTTTTTACAACATGATACGCATTTAGAAAAAGATTGGTTTCACGTCTATTTTGAAGAAGAACATGCGAATAAAAAGAAATATGCACAAGATTTTACACCAGTTGCAATAAGTAGCGTTGCATCGCAATTAGTAAGAGGATTAACAGATGGTCAGGGAGGAACAAGACTAGATGTTGCCGCTGGTACAGGTAGTTTAACGATTCGAAAATGGTATGAAGATTGCCTAAAATATTCGCCGTTTGATTATCTACCATCTATGTATTTGTATCAATGTGAAGAATTATCAGATCGTGCGTTACCTTTTCTTCTTTTCAATTTATTAATTAGAGGAATGAACGCAACAGTTATTCACGGGGATGCGCTAACAAGAGAAGCGAAACAAATGTATTTCATTCAAAACGATAAAGACGATTTATTAAATTTTAGTTCTTTCAACATCATGCCACACAGTGAAACCGTAGAGAAGGAATTTAATATTCATAAATGGCTAGAACCAGTTATCGAACATATAGAAAGCCCTCTTTCAGTAGCTGATAGATATTTAAATGAGTTAGAAATAGAGGACGAAGAAACATCACAATTGAAACTTTTTTAGGAGGGAAAACATGGCTAAGAAGCAAAAAGAAATACTATTTTGTGACTACTTTGAAGAGTGGGTCGAAGTGTATAAAGTGGGAGCAATTGCAAAAATAACACTAGCTAAATATTATAATGCAGCAAAACAACTTCGAGATATATGCCCAAAACTTTTTATCTCAGATTTTGACAGACGAGAATATCAACGAATTATTAATGTTTATGCTGAAACACATGAGAAACAGACCGTAAAAGACTTTCATCATCATGTAAAAGCGTGCATTAAAGATTTGTTTCATGATGGATTAATAGATAAAGACCCGACTTATAGAGTTGTTATAAAAGGAGCAGAACCGACAAGAGCGAAAAAACGGAAATTCTTACAGAAAGAGGAGTTATCGAAGTTATTACAATCACTCGATACGAGCCAAATTGGCTTCGGATGGTTCGTAATGCTTGTAGCTAAAACAGGTATGCGCTATGCAGAAGCTTTAGCTATCACTCCAGCAGACTTCGACTGGACAGCTCAGACTATATCTATCAATAAGACATGGGATTACAAATACAACAAAGGATTTGCTAAAACGAAAACATTGTCGTCAGTAAGAACCATTAAAATTGATTGGCAGATTGTTGGGCAGTTCAAGCCACTTATAAAAGATTTACCAGAAAATGAACCCATTTTCGTTGAAAAATTTGGAGACGGCACTTACAAACGTCAATTCAATTCAACCATCAACAATTTTTTAGCTGCTAAATGCAAAGAAACAGGCATTACACAGATTAGCTTTCACGCATTACGGCATACGCATGCAAGCGTATTGCTGGCAGAAGGTGTTTCGATTCATACGATTTCAGCACGATTAGGACATGCTGACGTAGGTGTCACACAAGAAACCTACGCGCATGTGTTAGACGAATTACAAAAGAAAGATGATCAAAAAATGTTATCTGTCTTGATGCAGATTGCGTAGCGAGGTGATTAGATGCGAAAAAATTGGACAGATGAGGAAATCAGAGTTTTACAGAATAATTACGAATACGTAGACACTGAAATAATAGCTAATTTTTTAAATCGCTCTTATCATTCAATAAAAAACAAAGCGGCGCGACTTGGAATCAGTAAAAACTCGGAGTGGACAGAAGATGAGGATATTTATTTAGAGTATTTTGTTTATGAAAACGACGACAATATTAGCAAAGCTGCCGAATTTTTAGGACGTACAAAAGATGCAGTTATAAACAGACTAGTGAAGTTAAGAAAAAGAGATTCTTCAGTTTCTTTTATTAGGCGTCCGTGGACCAAAAAAGAAGATGAGATACTAAAAAATAATTATATTATTATGTCGAATGACCAGTTAGCTGAACGATTAAGAAGAACAAAAGCCTCTGTAGCGGCAAGAAAGGTACTGTTAGGACTGACAAACAAACACATGTCTAAAAAAGATGACAAAATGATTCGTCATCTTGGAAATCAAGGGTACACAATCAAAGAGATTTCAGCAGAAATGAATTTGCCTTATTGTTTAATTAAAAACTATATAAGAAATCACAGAATCAATTATAGAAGGGAATCAAAAAACGAGATGAACGGTTGGCGAAAAGAAGCAGATGCGACATATTCGCATTATATTAACTCTAAAAAAATCAAGGAGGAACAAGCATGACAGTAAAAGTAGGTAGCACTGTAAAAACGACGCATAAAACAAAACTAATTAACAAAGGCGAAATTGGCACAGTTAAAGAAATTTATGATGTTGTTAATATCCCACAAGTGGCATTAGTTGATTTTAAGCATTCGGTAATTTGTTTTTTCGTTAGGGATCTGGAGGAACAAGCATGAGTGACATTAAATGCAAAGGAAAGCGCCTAGATAACGGGGAATTGGTACACGGAGACTTTGTCATAGATGACTGTGATTGTGCATATATTATAACCGTTGAGAATGATGGATATAGCGCTATTCCAGTAATCAAGACGTGTTATGAGGTTGATGCTGAAACAGTCGTGTGCGCAGGAGAACAAGAAAGTAAACAACTAGTAAGACTTTTAGAAACTGCTAGAAAGTTAGAGATTAAGAAAAACGAAGATAATGGACTTCCTGGTCGAATATCGAAAGAAAAAGAGGCGTGGTTGGACGGTTTAGAGTTTGCGACAAATATTGCAATTGACTTTTTCAAGGTGCGAAAGGAGTGGATGGAGAAATGAGAGAGATTGAATTTAGAGCGAAACGAATAGACAACGGAGAATGGATTTACGGTAATTTAATGCAGTTTGAAGATAGTGCCACTTTCATTTTTGCAGATGAACGAAAAGGCGCTAGTACATTAACTTATGCACATTTTATTATTAATAACATGCACGCGATAGACGAAAAAACACTTGGAAGCTGTATAGGTCGCGAAGATGAAGACGAAAAAACTATTTTTGAAAATGACATTGTGCAAGTAGTTTTAGAACACTGGCCCATGGGCTACTACCAAGAAGTTGAATACGTTGGAGTGGTTAAATATGACACGGATATATGTGCGTATTATCTTGATTTGATTAAGCCGCCTGCACTTAGTGGCGAAACGATACCGAATGAAATCGACGGAATTAAAATCACAAGAGAAGATCCCGAAGATTTCGATACAAGATTCTACTTTGATGCTAACGTTGATTCAGCAGCTATGACAGTGATAGGAAACATACACGAAAATCCGGAATTATTGGAGGGAACGGAATGAAACACGGACAATGGATGTTAAATGGCACAGACGGCGACAGATGGGAAGCTTGCGAATATTTTGATACAAAAGAAGAAGCCATATTTTATGGAATTGAGTTGTTAACTGAATACAATAGTTTAGATAATAAACAACGCAGTGATTATGATTTATCCGATGGATTAAACCTATATCCAGATGAACATGAAAACATTTATACATTTTTCGTTGGTCAAATAGAAGAAGTCGAATTTCCTACCGAAGTAGATACTTTGCTTGAAAATATAGCTCAATGCGTTTATGACGAAGTTGGAGAGTGCGGGGAGGAATATTTGAATGACGTAACTCAAGAACATAAAGAACAATTATCAGATTTGATATATGAATGGGCTAAACAACGAGATTATTTGCCATCATGTTTTAAGATTGAAATGGTGGAAGAAATTGATATTAGAAGTTTTGAAGAGGTGGCGGAATGAAACATAAAATAGTTCAGGTAGGTTTTCTTGCAGATAAAGGAGAAGAACTTATTAAGCTTCTTGATGACGGATGGAAAATCCTAACAGCTACTTATGTGGGAGATAATATTGAGCAGATGGGTGGGCTTGTACAATACGTACTTCGGAAAGAGGTGGCGGAATAATGTGTGAGTATTGCAAGAATGACTCTATGATGAATAATGAGCCTTTACTAAGTTTTGATGAAGAGTATAAAGAACCTGGTGTTGTTAGGCTAGATAGCACTGGCAACTTAGGAGTTTTCAGCTACTACGGTTTAACAGCTAGGAATATCAAATACTGCCCAGTTTGCGGAAGGAGTTTGGAATAATGCCAGGATTAATCGCTAAACAACCAAATAGCTTATATTGTCGAATATCAACTGTAGTAGAAGCTCCAACGCATGACAATATGACGAAAGAAGAGTTAGAAGATTTATTAATCACTCAAAGATCATTAGATATAAACCTTGTAACGTTGGACCAATGGCTAGCCGTTTATGAAGTTGATTTTAATGTGGCTATTGAACAACTCGGTTCAGCATGTTCGAGTTTTGAAAAAACAAAAGAATGGCTAGAAGAAGTTGGGTATCAGCAAGCAGACGTGTTCATGGAGAAAATAGCGTATAGGTGGGACGAGTGGGAGGAAGAAGATGACTAAAACACACGAATTAAAAATAACACCCGAATTTTTTGCAGCTGTGACGGAAGGACGAAAAACCTTCGAAATTAGAAAGAATGACCGTGATTTTCATGTAGGAGATATTTTGATTTTACGCGAATGGAACAATGAATTTTCAGGCTTTCAGATCGCTGTTGAAGTAGTTTACATGACAGATTATGAGCAAAAAGACGGATTTGTAGTTCTGGGGATTGTATAGGAGGTTGGAATAAATGGAGCAGAAATCAATAAAAGAAATCAATAATGAGATTAGTTTGTTAGGTAATAAAGGAAATATTTCAGACGGTTCGCATACATTCGAGGAACTCTACTTTCACAGAATGGTATTATTTGCGATCGTATGTAATGCTAATCATTTAAAAAGTTGGAAATCTAAAAAACATGAAGATGGTTCTATGTTTGACAATTATTTTATTGTCGGTATCTCTACGTCGAAAGGTATGTTTTCTTATCACTATCACCTAGAAAATTGGAACTACTTTGATGTTCCGGAACTGGAATTTGCCCCCGCGTGGGATGGACACACCGCTAACGATGTTATCAGACTTTTAGATATTTAATTAGGAGGAAATGGGATGAACAGTGTTATACATTTATTCAGCTTCAATGATTATGTGGGTTATATGATATACATGCACAAAAAGGGGTACAGGTGGTCCGATGGGACCCCTTTAACCCCTGCTAGTTATGAAGAGTGGGACGTTAAAGGTCGGGGAACGTATGTGTTGGAGAATTACAAATCAAAAACAATCAGTCGTGTGTCTATTGGATATGTTACACAGACGCCACGTCCTAATATCATCCCTTATTTTGAGAAAACGAACTATGTAGGATACCCCGAACCAATCAAACGCGACCTGAACGCGGAAATGCTGACCGAAAAAGAAAGTCGGGTAATCAAGAAAGAAGCCTTTGACGCATTAGTCAAGCCCCAACATAGAATGAATGACGAAATCAGCCAACCATCACATTATACATCTGGGGGAATTGAACCCATCAAATTTATTCAGAGTCACAACATGAATTTTGAAAAGGGTAACATCATCAAATACGTAACCCGAGCAGGTAAAAAGGAAGGTCAGAATGAGGTCAAGGACTTGAAGAAAGCTAGACAGTATCTTGACTTCTTAATTTGGAAATTGGAGGAGAAAAACGAATGATGAATCGTGTAGTACTTGTAGGTCGATTAACAAAGGATCCTGAATTACGTTACACTCCAGCTGGTGTGGCAGTTGCGACTTTTACATTAGCTGTAAACCGCACTTTCACTAATCAGAATGGAGAACGAGAAGCCGACTTTATTCAATGTGTTGTTTGGCGTAAACCAGCGGAAAACGCAGCTAATTTCTTGAAGAAAGGAAGCATGGCGGGCGTTGATGGTCGAATACAGACTCGAAATTATGAGGATAACGACGGTAAACGCGTTTTTGTTACGGAAGTAGTTGCTGAATCAGTTCAATTCTTAGAGCCTAAAAATAACAACGCAGAAGGCGCTACATCGAATAATTACCAAAGTGGGTCTAATTATTCAAATAACAACCAAACAAGCTCATATCGAGCTGATACGAGCCAGAAGAGCGATTCATTTGCAAACGATGGTAAACCGATAGATATTAATCCGGATGATTTACCATTTTGAGCGAAAGGGTGAATAAAAATGACAGCAGAAACAGCGCTAGAAAATATTAATAATCTGAGTAAAAGATTAGCGAGCATCAGATTTATGGCTAATGCGATTGCAGAAGTCACAAACTACCAAATTAGCGAAATCGAACAAATGGGGGACGAAGAAATTGAGGCGAAATATACGGCGTACGTCATTAACGAAGCAAACGAGTACGCGAAATAAATACAATGCGAAGAAAGTTGTTATTGACAATATAAAGTTCGATAGCAAAGCAGAAGCAGCATATTATCAGCAATTGAAACTATTAAAAATGGGCGGTGAAGTAGTGAGCTTCGATTTACAGCCAGAGTTTGTGCTACAAGAAAGCTTTCGGAAAGACGGAAAACTGTATCATGCGATTAAATATAGAGCTGATTTTCTCGTTCGATACAAAGATGGTCACGAAGAATTAATAGACGTCAAAGGCATGTTAACAAACGAGTTTATACTCAAACGAAAACTATTTGAAATGCGTTATATGCAATCAATTAAGTGTGTGAAATTAAAAGGCGGACAATTCGTGGAGGTGTGATAAATGGCGGTAATGGAGATGACGAAGAATAAAGAGAGACAGCGGGAAATTATTGGTTATATAGCAAATAACGATGTAGAACTAGGCGAATTACTAAAGTTGCAAAAAGAGTTAAACAATCTGATGAAAGAAAATACAGAAGAAAAGCAAAAAACTTATTGGACAAAAACGTTTGATCGCATCGTGAAAAAGAAAAAATGGGCGGAAATTACAATTCGTGAATTCGCTGATTTACGCAACGCAGGACTAACATGTTACGCAATTGCAGAGCATTTCAAAGTGTCGAAGTCAACAGTTTTAAATTATACGCAAAGAAATAAAAAAGAATACTATCAGATTTTTGACATGAACGAATATCAAAAAAATAAGGAGATATGGAATGATTGATAAAGTAGCGAAATTTATTGGAGCTGTTACTATATACGCTCTTTGGGTCCTAGTACTGATTTTCGTACTAGGCTTAGCAGTTAAAGGGATATTTTGGGCTTGGAGTAATATGTTTTAAATAATTACAAGGGGGCGACTTTATGGGACAATTATTCAATCTACCACAAATTGAAGATATAAACTACATTCAGACAGTCGGAGCAGTAAGAAAGTTCTTTAAAGACTATTTAACGCTGCGAGTGATGGCTGGTGATCGTAAATTTCCAACTATGACGACTATGTACAAGATTACGCCACCAAATTTTGGCAATGAGTTTCATTCGAAAGTAGAAGATGCTGCAATTCATAATGTCGATAACGTTCATGCAGCACAAGAAGCGGTTAAAAAATACGATGCTATTTTGAATCAACTTGAGCACATCCATAGAAAGATACTGTTCGAGAAGTTCATTCATAACCTACAAGATATAACTATTATGCTTGATATTCCTTATGAAGAGAGACAGTACAAAAGAGAAAAACGTAAGGCTGTTATTGAACTGGCGACTACTTTAGGAATTGAAGTGTTAAATTGAAAATGGCACTTTTCTGGCACTTTTTGAGTAAAAAAAGGTGATAAAATGTTATTAGTGAGAAGTGAAGATGATTACAAAAATAAAATCTTATATTGAGTCTGCTCTCCACTTCTCATTTATAAAAAATACTCGTGGCGGAACAGGTAGACGAAGCACAGGATAGAACTAATGTGGCTAAGAAACGTATGTCTTAGCTTAAAACTCCTGTAAAACAAATTAATTAGTTCATGCAAGGTGCAAATCCTTGCCGAGTATATAATAAAAAACGAAGAAGGAGTTAATTACATGAGAGACATTATAAAAGCTGGGATAACAGAGGTAAAAGGAAAAGAGCCAGAATTTAAAATAAATATTGCTGGTTCAGAACAAGAACAAAGCTTTGTGTTAGCGCAGATTCATTACATGAAAATAGAGCGGTTAGCTATGCTAAATGGTAAGACTTTTGAACAAGCTAAGAGTGATTATTTAGAAGCGCTAAGCATCATTGTAGGAACAATTAAAGATAATAATTAATTAACGAAACAAACACAGAATGCGGGGTGGTGGAAGTGAGTGGCTAGAGCAAGAAACCCAAACAGAGATATAGCAAAGAAAATGTGGCTTGATTCAGATAAGACAATGCCACTTGTGGAAATTGCTAATAAGTTAAATTGTAAACCATCACAGATAAGGAAATGGAAATCAGAGGATAACTGGAGTGATAACGGCAATAGTAACGTTACGAATCAAAAGGAGCGTTACTATTCAATGAAAGGGAACGGGAATGCTAAGAACAATAAAGGCGGCGCCGCTCCTAAAGGTAATCAAAACGCACGTAAACATGGATTGTACTCTAAATATCTTCCAGATGACACAATAGAAATTATTAGTATGATGGATCAACAAGAACCAACTGATTTAATTTGGGGACAGATACAAATTCAATACGCCACTATTATCCGAGCACAGAAAATTATGTGGGTAGAAAACACTGAGGATGAAACGAGAGTTCAAACACAAGTTGGATTCGGGGAAAGTGGTTCTGATAAATATGAGTATCAATTCGCTTGGGACAAACAGGCGAATTTTTTAAATGCGCAAAGTCGTGCGATGTCTACACTGAGTGGGTTAATTAAGCAATTTATTGCCATTGCTGATGAGCAAGATGAACGCAAAGCTAAGCTTAATCAAATTATTGCATCAACAGATAATATACAGGCCCGCACAGCTCTTATTAAAGGCGCTGAAAAAGATACATCATTATTAAACGCATTGATTGATGTTGCGAATGGTGGTGACGGCAGTGGTTCAATTGGCATTCAGTCCGAAACAACAAGAGACGATACGGGAACAAACTAAAAACATAACGTTAGAAGTTAATGAGGGGACTCCACGTTCTGGGAAAACCACAGCTGATATTTTTAAAATGGCAAATTTCTACATTAAATCTAGGGATATGAACCATTTAGTTACAGCCTATAACCAAGAACAGGCCTTTCGATTATTTATGGATGGTGACGGTTTAGGTTTAATTCATATTTATGGAAACCTTGCTGAAATGAAGCACGATGAGCACGGAGACCACTTACTTTTACATGCTCCCAACGGCAAGAAAAAGATTTACTACAAAGGTGGAGGTAAGGTAAACAGTGTTGGTGCTATCACAGGTATGTCGCTTGGCTCTGTAACATTTTTGGAAATCAACTTATTACACATGGATTTTGTAAAAGAGTGTTTCCGGAGAACTTATGCAGCAAAAGATAGATTCCATTTAGCAGAATTAAATCCTCCCGCTCCAAGCCATCCAGTATTAACAGAAGTATTTGATCGTTACGAAAAAACAGGACGTTACAAGTGGCGTCATTGGACACCATTTGATAATCCTATACTTGACGAAGAGAGAAGAAACGAACTATATAACGAATTAAAGTTCTCTTCTTACCTTTTGCAACGTGACTGGTATGGTAAACGAGTTTTGCCAAAAGGTATTATTTACGAAACATTTGATATGCAGAAAAACCAAATACCCAAATTAGAAGGTCGTCCAATTGAGATGGTCTTTTTTGGTGATGGAGGACAACAAGATGCTACTGTTTGTGAGTGCTATGTAATTACAGAGCATGCGGCTGACGGACATTATAAATACAAATTTAATCAAGTTGCATCCTATTATCACAGTGGTAGGGATACAGGAGAAGTAAAAGCTGGTTCAACCTATGCCGTTGAGATAAAACAATTCATTCAATGGTGTATGAAAGAGTATGAAGTACCAGTAAATGAGCCTGTTTTTATTGACCCTGCCTGTCGCTGGCTACGTGAAGAACTGGAAAAGGTTGGTGTTGATACAGCAGGAGCAGACAACAATGCTCATGATGTGACAGGTAAAGCGCAAGGCATAGAGGTTGGAATTGAGCGGATGCAGTCGCTATTAAGCGAAAGGCGTTATTTGCTTGTTGAACAACTCAATGATCAATACGACAATTATGGTTGGCTGCAAGAAATGGGTATGTATGTACGCGACGAAAACAGCGGGAAACCAGTTGATAAGAATAATCATGCGATGGATACAAGCAGATATGCTACAAACTACTTTTATAGGAATTATGAAGATATATAGAAAGGAGTGATTAAATGGGTGTTTGGAGTGTAATGACACGCTTTATTAAAGGTTGGCTAAATGGAAAGCCTAATGGCAGCGAACCGGAGTTAATACCAAAATACCTGCCGCTTATTCCAGATAATCAAAAAGAATGGAGCAAAGACTCCTATTTAACTTCGTTGTGGGCTCAAGGATATGTGCCAACAGTACACGATAAGTTAATGAATTCCGGAACAGGCAATGAGATAGTTGTTGTTGCGGCTGAGTATATATCTGGAAAGCCTTTAAGTATTGATGTAACAGGGGTTAATGGCAGTAAGGATGAAAACTTAACTAAACAACTGAAAGAAGCGTTACGGATTGATAATTTTGATAGTAAGAGCGTGAAAATTGTTGAATTAGCAGGGGGGAGCGGAGTATCTGCTGTAAAGATTAACATTTTAAATGGGCGACCATCTATTAGTGTTCATAGCTCTAGCCAATTTTGGATAGATTTTAAAAACAATGAGCCATTTCGTTTTAATTTCTTTGAGGAAATACCCACAAGTAATACAGCAGATATTTATTATTTAGTTGAAAGCAGAGAAATAAAACAATGGGACAAGGAAGGGAAAAAATTATCTGGAGGTTTTGTAACATATTCTGTTATTAAAATTGATGGCGATAAAACTACTCCTATGGGTGCGGAGAGACTACCAGAACAGATTACAAGCTATCTGTACACAAATAATATTCAATTGAATCATTCTGTATCAATTGGTTTAAAGAGTATGGGCGCGTATTTAATAAATAATAGCCCAAGCAATACTAGATACCCACATCTTAATCTCGGGGAATCGGACTTATCACAATGTACCAATTATTTATTTGCCGTAGATTACTTTTTCACTGTTTATATGCGCGAAGGTGAGAAAACAAAAACAAAAATAGCGGCTAGTGAGCGAATGTTTAGGAAAAAAGTTAATAAGAGCACAGATAAAGAAGAATGGTCCATGAATGTAGATGAAGACTACTTTATGCAGTTTAAAGGGACGTTGGACGCTGGTGCGAAGTTAAATGACATGATTCAATTCATGCAAGGAGACTTCCGAGACGGTAGTTATCGCGAAACGATGGAATATTTTGCTCAGAAAGCTGTTTCGAAATCTGGTTATAATCCCGCTACTTTTAATCTAGGTAATAGAGAAGTTAAGGCGACCGAAATTTGGAGTTTACAAGACGCGACAGTGCGTAAAATTGAGAAGAAAAAACGCCTTATTCAAAATGTTTACGAACAGATGCTTTGGGACTTCCTATATTTGTTAACTGGCGGAACAAACAATAAAGAAAAAGCAATAATACGTGATGAAATCAGGGTAATAATTGAGTTTCCGGACCCAATGACGGTTAATTTGAATGAACTTTCTAGTACTTTAAACAATATGAACAGCGCATTAGCGATGAGTGTAGAAGAAAAGGTGAAATTAATCCACCCAAAATGGGAAGATGAAGAGGTTCAAGCGGAAGTAAAACGTATCTATTTAGAAAACTCGATTGGAGAGGTTCCGGACCCAGAAGCAATTGGTGGAATTGAAACGAAAGGCGGGTGATTAGATGAGTCATCACCATGCACCAGTGGATTTCGAAAAAGAAGCATCTATCTTACGAAACCATTTTAACAATGCCGAAATAGAGTTGCTTTTGCTGATAAAGAAGCATGTTATGCATGGCGCTAAGAATCCAACAAAATGGAAATTCATTCAGCAGTCGCGTTTGATAAAGTTTAAAAGAGAATTGAAAGCACATATAAGTCTTTTCAAAGATGAAACGAGAGATAAAATAGATAAACTAACGTATCGTGTTTATCTTGATTGTGTGAACGAATACGAGGACGAAATGGAAGCCAGATATCAAACTAAGAAAGAGGTTGATATACAAAATGACGACTATTTATCTGAAAGTGATGCACTTATCCAAATTTCGGAAGATATGGCTAATTATTGGCAAAAAATCGCGCCCTCCAAATACAAACAAGTGGTTAAGGAAACAAAAGATAACAATGGAATTTTAAAATATGCTATCGCAACATCACTTATTAATGTTTTAGGTGATGGCATAAGAAATGTTATAGATCAGTCTGGAAGAAAGTACCGACCAGGAGCTTACATGGAAATGGCTTCAAGAGGTGCTTTTTTTAATGTTGGTTTAAATGCCATGAAACGCGTTCTTGGAAGATATGAGCACGAATTAGTTCAAGTGTCAGCTCACGTAAGAAGTTGTCCGCGTTGTGCTCCTTGGCAAGGAGAAGTGCTATCAGTTAACTACGAAAGCAATGAATATAAAACATTACAAGAAGCGGAAAACGATGGCTTGTTTCATCCAAATTGCCACCATTTTTTATATTCTTATTTCGAAGGTGACGAAACAGACGAGCCTATGCCATATGATGAAGAAGAATACGAAGCGCAAAGTAAGCAACGGTACTACGAGCGCGGCGTTCGTGATTGGAAAACAAAAGATATACTTGCAGAAGGTCCCTCTAAACAATATACAGCTGGGAAAGTAAGGCAATGGGAAGAAGCTTTGCAAGACCATTTGAATAACAATCGATTCTTAGAGAGAGAATTGGATAGAGAAATTATAAAAGCGTCTAAATGAACGCTTTTTTTGTTTGGCTTGATATAAAAATCTTGCCTACCTGCCGGCAACTAATAGACAGGGATGGCTCACTCAGAGCTTAAAAAGGAGGAAATATGAAGAATTATTTACAGCGCAAGTTTGACATCCAACATTTTGCTGAAGGTGGGGACGATAAGAATTTTACCCAAGCGGAACTGGATGAAATTGTAAAGAATCGCTTAGCGGCTGAAAAACGGAAATTTAATGGAGAGATTGAAACCATCAAAAGCGCGCATGAGGAAGAAATCACGAAGTTAAACGACCAAATTAATCAGCTTAACGATCAAGTGGGCGAACATGATTCATCTGAAAAGGCATTGAAAAAACTTCAAAAAGAGAAAGACGAGGCACTATCAAAGCTGGATGAATATGTTCAGAAAGAACAAACGGCAGAGTGGCACAGTAAGTTAAAAGAAAGCGGCGTAAAAGAAGAACGTTACGAAGCGTTTACGAAGCTTTTTGGGGATGAAGAGCGAAATGACGACAACTTAGCGAAATTCGCAGAGCAATATCCGGAATGGATTGCAAAATCTGATGATGGTGACACGCCTCCACCAATCGGAGCAGGACTAGGCAATGCAAGTGAGCCAAGTGCTACAGACCCATTCATTCAAGCATTAAATTCATAATTAGAAAAGGAGAGATAGCAAAATGGCTATTAACTATGTAGACAAGTACGGTAAGGAGCTCGACCAGAAGTTAGTCTTTGGCACTTACACAAATGAATTAGAAACACCTAACCTTTTATGGTTAGATGCAAAAACGTTTAAAATACAAACGATTTCAACAACTGGACTAAAACCGCACACTAGAAACAAAGGATATAACGAAGGTTCGGCATCAAATACGAATACTCCATATACTATTACGTTTGATAGAGATGTAGAGTTTTTTGTAGATGTTATGGATGTAGATGAAACAGGGCAAGCATTAACAGCTGCTAATGTAACAAAAGAATTTAATTCAGCGCACGCTGCGCCAGAAGTCGACGCTTATCGTTTTTCTAAGTTAGCGACAGCGGCTAAAAATAATGGTCATTCTGCTGACGAAGCAATCACAGAAGAAAATGTTTTTCGTACACTTAAAGCAGCTATTCGAAAAGTTAAAAAATACGGTACACAAAATCTTGTTATGTATGTGTCACCAGACGTTATGGCTGCATTAGAGCTAAGTAAAGACTTTACTAGAACAATCTCTAATCAAAATATTGGGCCTTCTAGCTTAGAAACGCGCATTACAGGAATTGATGGAGTTAAACTTGTTGAAGTTGAAGCAGAAGATCGTTTCTATGATACTTTTGATTTTACGGATGGTTATACACCAGCGCCTGGCGCTAAGAAGCTTAATTATTTACTAATTAATAAAGGTTCTGTTATTGGCGGTACTAAACATGCTTCTATTTACCTTCATGCGCCAGGTTCCGTTGGACAAGGTGACGGATGGTTATATCAATATCGTGTTTATCATGATATTTTTGTAAAAGAACAACAAAAAGACGGGGTAATTGCCTCTACAATAGCTTAAGGAGGAGTTCTTTATGAAATTAAGAAAAGATAATGCAGTATACAATACCGACAATGAAGTATTAATTAAGCAGTTAAAAAACGATGGTTTTGAAGAGTTCGAGTATAAAGAACCAGAAAAAGAACCATCCAAGAGTAAAAAGGAGCCCAAAAATAAAGAGGGTGAGTAAATGAAAACGTATATTACAGCAAGTGAGTTGGCTAGTCTAACAAACTTAAGTATCGAACCAACAGAAGCGGATAATTTAATAAAAGCCGCTTCTGTAGCAATTGACAAGCAAATTATGCCTAATATCGTAGACCTTGACAATGTAGATGATGATATTAAGCAAGCTGTTGCATGGCAGTGTGAACATATCAAGAAATATGGTGAGTTTATTGGCATTGGTAACTTTACACTAGGCAAATTAACTATGGGTGGTCAATCACAAAACTCGAACAACTTTATACCTGACGTTCCAGACAAAGTGATGGATTTGCTTTTATCTAGTGGCTGGCTTTATGCGGGAGTAGGTGGCTGTTAATGAGCTTTCAATTACCACCTATTCCAGAAGCTATCCTAAACACAGAAGTTACTATAACTAGTAATAGTGGGCGCGATGACTTTGGAAATCTTTTACCAGATGCAATTAATAAATCAATGTTTCGCTATGAGTTTGAAAAGCTCGTAAATAAAACACAGGAAGGGTTAAACATAAGATATATTATTAACTTATTTTGCAACAAATTAGATTTTGTTGTAAACGAAGGGGACAATGTATCTTTTGTTATTCCTGGCTATTGTTCAATCAAAGGTGAGGTCCAGAGCGTATCTTTCCCGCCGAATCCCGACGGTAGTATACATCATTTTGAAATTGTCGTAGGAGAGGTGACCGAGCATGAGCTTTAGTAGTTTTAAAGATACAGTCATAGATGATATTCATAATAAAGCTTTGTCAACGGCTGCAAAGGCTGGGGAAGAATTGGTTGAATTAGCACAGCCTGTTACTCCGATTTTGTATGGAGACTTGCGACGAAGTTCGGCTTTTAAAATTATCATCCAAAAAAATTCAATTGTAGCTAGAGTGTTTAGTTTAACTCCTTATGCCCGCAGACAATATTATGAAAATCGTCGGAATCCACGTTGGTACGAAATGGCTGTAAGTTATGGAATTCAGAGTATTAACCAAATTGTAGAAGGTGGGATGCGCTTATGATTGAGGATTTAGTAGTGCATTTCAAAAAAACATTCCCAGATATAAAAACACTTGGATTCATTAAACAAACAGGGCTTGATTCAATGGTAGTAATTAATGAAGCACCGACATTTCAAAACAAGCAAGTACAAACGCAAAGTCGTGTTCGTGAGAGCATCGGCTTTTTAATTTATGACAAAAACACAATTCAATGCAAACGAACATACGATTTATTACGTAACTACTTTCTTTTAACAAACCCTTCTGAGCTGAATATCCAAAATCAGAAGGTAGTAGCAACAGATGTAGCAAGCGGCGGACAAGTCGATTATGACGATGATGGTCGCTTGATTTACCAACTAACAATATTATTTGAAAAGGAGATGTAAGTTAATGGCAACTTATGCAGTTAAACAATTAGAAATTTCGGTTAAAGATTCAGGGGAAAGCGGAGATGGTGTTTCGATCAAAGACTTAGAAACTTTAGACATTTCACTGAACTCAAATGTGGAACAATATACAACAATTGGTGAGGTATTTGAACGTGCGGTAAAAACAGGTGCTGCTATGGAGTTAGGTTTGGATGGGAAATACAATGAATCAGATCCAGGACAAAATGAATTACGTGAAACTTGGGATAAAGTTGGGTCTGAAGCTGAAAAAACAATTGTAGTTAAATTCCCAGCAGGCTCTAAGTATGAAATCACTGGACCAATCGGGATTAATGATTTCGGTGGTGGTGGTGCGAACGATATTGGTTCATTTTCTGCCACACAGAATTCAAATGGTACGCCGGTTTTTACGCCGGCGCCTACCATTGAGCCAACAAGCGTAACGGTAGATAGCGCCTCTAAAACTGTAAAAGTTGGAGAAACTATTAAAATTACAGCAGGAGTACTGCCATCAGGAGCTCCACAAGATGTAACATTCACTTCATCTGATGAAGCAAAAGCAACAGTAGCTAGTGATGGAACTTTAACAGGAGTTGCAAAAACAACGAGTGCTATCACAGTTAAAGTTAAGACAGTTAGCAAGCCTTCTATTTTCAAAGATGTTTCAGTAACTGTAACGGATGCTTAAAAATACGAAGCCCTCTGAGTGAGGGCTTTTACTAATTTGGAGGACAAAAATGAAATCATTTAATTTTAACGAGAATGAAGTAAAACTTCCTTTGGAAATTAACGGGAAAAAGTATTATGCGGACATTTCGGCACAAGCACACATTAAGTACAGTGCGCTTTTGGATGAAGCCCCCAAAATTTTAGGACAAGTTCTTGCGCCTAAACTAAAAGCTGATGAAAGTGATGACGAACATACAATACCAAATAATGAAAACATGCATGAATTATTAATGACTATCACAGATGGAATTGTAGCAACGAACGATGATATTTTTGCTATTTTTTTCAGCAAAGAAGATAGAGAAGAAATCAATTCTAAAACATTGCCAACTAAAGTCTACGAGGGGCTTATTGAATACATTATAGCTAAATTATTTGAAAGCGATATGAGCGAGGAAAGTGACGAGGGGAAGCCGCAGGAAAACAGTATTACGGAATAGTTGAAGACTTTGATTTAATCGAGTCTTCTTTTTTGTCGTATTACGGTATCAGATTGCGCAAAGAATTGTCAAATATGACTTTTTCAGAATTCCGGACATATCTAATGAATTTAGGTGGGGAAACGCCATTTATGACAACTCTTGAAATTCGAATGACTGAACGAAGCAAAGTGCCAAAACATTTGCTGAAAGAAAAAATAAAGCAAAACCGAATCATGTTAAAGCGTGGATATTTTGAGGATGCTGCTTCTAATGAAGAAGGATTAGAAAAGGCTTTGAGAGCTAACAGCAAGCTGAAAGAGGGGTGAAAATATGAGTAAAGCGGGAGAGATTTATTACGATATAAAAATACGCGAAAATGGCTATAAAAGCCAGATGAACAAAATCGATAAGGATATGGATAATTTTGCGAAGAAAGGGCAAAAAGCATCTGACAATATCGACAAAATCAATAAGAAAAACATTAATGTTAAAGGTCTTGATTCATCTATCGTCAAAGTTGAACAATTCGGAAATATGCTTGAAAAGTCTGGCCAAAAGTTAACAAAAGCTGGAACCGCGATGACCGTTGGATTTACGGCACCAATTGTAGCGGGAATGGTGAAATCAACTAAAGCGTATCTTGATTTTGATAATGAAGTGACAGAAGTTAACTCTTTATTGCGTGAATCTGGTGAATCAGCGAAAGAGTTTGGCGATCGTTATACACAAGTCTTTGATTATGCACAGAAAGCTAGTGTTAAGTATGGGGTAGCTTCTGAACAAACTATGCTCGGTATGAAAGAAATGGTTAAAAAAGGCTACGATATTAATCAAACAATGGCGTCTATGCCTGCGATTTTTAATGCTGCTCGTGCATCTGGCGATGATTTCGAAACAGTAATGTCTGTTACAACATCAACATTAGAACAGTTTGGAATGATTTCTAAAGACACAAATAAGCAGATGGAATACACAAACAAAGTTGCTGACGTGCTAACCTACGTAGCTGATAAAACAGCGGCTGGATTCTCTGATATGGGAACAGCAATGAACTATGTCGGTCCTATTTCGCATTCGCTAGGATATTCACTTACAGATACAGCAGCAGCTGTTGGTTTGCTTTCTAACCGCGGTATTGAAGGGCAAAAGGCGGGTACCGGCTTACGGGGAATGCTTACAAGTTTGCTTAAACCTTCAAAATCAGCTGCAGAAGCAATGTCGGCAGTTGGATTAACAATTGAAGATAACAACGGCAATATGAAAACTTTACCAACTCTCTTGGATGATATTAATGATAAAACAAAGAAAATGACAAAAACACAGAAAAACTCTTTCTTGACGATGATTTTCGGACGTGAACCTTTATCAGCTGTTAATACGCTTTTAGAAGCGGGAGGCGATTCTCTACGTAAATATTCTAAGGGCGCAGATGAAGCAAATGGATATACTAAACAAGTTGCTGATAATATGCGAAAAGCTGGTAAATTTGGTGTGGATCAATTCAAAGCTTCGCTCGAAGTATTAGAACAGAACGTAGGACAAAAATTAATGCCTGCCCTCACTCCAATCATCGAGTGGGCTAACAAAATGATTGATAAATTTAATGACCTTTCCGGCGCACAACAACAAAGTATCATAAAATGGGCTGGGATTTTAGCAGCCACTGGTCCTGTGCTGATGATTGGCGGAAAACTAGTATCAATGACTGGCGGATTAATAAAAGGATTCGCGGGCTTAGGTAAGATTTTAGGTTTAGGGAGTAAATTAGCTCCTTTGGCGGCTGGGTTTGGGGCTACTACAACAGCGGTAGAAGGAACTAGTTTAGCAGCGGCAGGATTAGCGGGATCGTTTGGAGCGTTGCCAGCTGCCATTGGTTTAGCAGGCGCGGCTTTGATTGGTGTAGGAATTTATGCACTGGATAAACATATAAGCAAAATCGAAGAAAGCAAAGAACATATAAAAACATGGGGTTATGATATTGGTGCTGAGGCAGATAAGTCGATGGGTAAATTCAATGAATTTGCATCAGAGGGTAAGCTAGCACTAGATACCTTTGCAACAGGTGCGACAGATGACAGCGAGCGTGTAGTAACTGCATTTAAAAACATGGCAGATGAAATAAAGAAAAACACAGATGATGCGTTAAATGGTTTTAAAGAGTCATATGAAGAATTTTCTCCTGCTGTTCAAGCTATCTTAGACAATTCAATGAAAGACTCTGAGAAAAGAGCTAATGAACGTAAAGCGAATGTTAATGCTCAATATAAAGAAATTGAAGATATCTATAAATCGGCTGCTGATAAACACAGAAACTTAACATCTGAGGAATCCAAAACAGTTAATAATATCTATAAAGCGATGCAAATTGAACAAGTAGAGAGCTTGGGATTAAACGAAAGCAAGAAAAAGCAAATTATTAAAGCGATGAATGGTGAAGTTGAGTCTCTTAACCAGGATGCACTTGTCGAACAATCGGATTACTTAAACAAAATAACCAAAAAAACAATTGACTCAACAAGTAAGCAAAAGAAAGAGCTAAAAAAAGCATATGATGATGGATTGATTGATAAAAAATCCTATAACGATTCTATAAATCAGATGGATAGGGAACGCGATAGTACAGTGCGTTCAAGTGTTACTGCATGGATTAAAACGCAAGAACAACTATATGACAAACTAGGTGTAAGTAGCGATGTAGCTCAAAAGAACATAAAACATGCATTAGATGAAATGGGTTTAAGTTATGACGAATTCACTCGTAATGTACAAGAAGCTGCAGGCGGGGTTAGTGATGCTAGTAAGTTAATTGGCGATGGCGCAAGTAAAGCAGATTTAGCTTGGAGCGATTTAGTTTTAGACCCTAAAACTGGGGAAGTAAAAACAAATTTAAATCAAGTTGTTTTGGATGCTGCCAAGTCTAACGATGGTTGGAATAATCTTAAATTCATCATGAAAGAAGCAAAATTGACCACAGATGCTAAGAAAACAATTGCAACAGCAACTATTGAAAGTGGTCGTTGGGATAAGATGACTTTCAACGAAAAGAAATTAATTGTCAGTTACGAGGACTCTATACATGTAGCTAACGCGTTGTCAGATTTAGGGTTGTGGGATAAGCTAAAACCCGAACAAAAAAGTATGATTGCGAATGCAGATACTAGCCTTGCACTACAAAAAGCACTACAAGACATGGGTGTCTGGGATAAGCTGCCACCATCAATGAAAACTTTAGTGGTTGATAATTCTGATGTGTTAAAAAAGCTTAATTCATCTAAAGGAATGATTGTGGAATACAACGGCACAAAAGTAGATTTAAAATCATTGCTAGCAACGAATACAGACGTTAGAACCAAAGTAGAGCAAGGTAAAAACGTGATTGTAGAATACAACGGTCAAAAGATTAACCTTAAAAACCTATATGCTAATAATAGGGATTTGTTAGGCAAGGTCCAAGAAGGAAAAAATAATATATATTCTTACAATGGGACAAAAGTGAGTAAAAAGACTTTCACAGCGCTTACTAACGCTGATACTGTTAGAGATTTACTTAATAACATGATTGCGGATTGGGGAAGAATACCTCAAAGACAACAAAAAGTTTTAGAAATTGCTTATAAAACGAACGGTAAGGCACCGTCGGGCGTTCAAGGGTTAGCAACTGGTACAAATAACCATAAAGGTGGACCAGCTCTAGTAAATGATGCAAAGGGAAGCAACTACGAAGAAATGATTACTACACCTGACGGAAAAAGCTTTGTTCCAAAAGGGCGTAATGTTCTTCTTAATCTACCACGGGGCACTGAGGTGTTGCGAGGAGATAAAACAGCTAAAGCTTTGAGTAATGTACCTCGTTATGCAAAAGGTACTAAAACAAGCTATGCGAAAAATGTAAGTAATAAAATATCAAATGTTCAAGTAGATTATAAAACAGGCGCAATTAGCGCACAATCGTACATTAATAAATTAAAACAAATTAATAAGCAATATCGCTTAAATGCAGCGCAAACAAGACAAATCAAATTAAATATTGCTGGAGCAAACAAAGAAATTAATACACAAAAAACTAAACTTAATAAATCAATAAAAAGTAGCACACAAAAATATTATGATAATGTTGCTAAAATAAATAAAACGGCTAAGGATTCTATCAATGAAGCGAAAAAGACATATAAGGATGCTCTTAAATCAAATCAAGAAGCCGCATATAATCAGACTGGACTATTTGATGCTGCTGTTACAGAGAAATCAAGTGGTAGCGAATTAACAAAAAATCTTAAATCACAAACAGCCCAACAAAAAGATTTTATGGCTCAACTTGATAAAATGAAAAAACGCGGTGTTAGTAAAGGTCTTATAGACGAGATACGCAATATGGGTGTAAGCGCAACAGGACAAGCTAAAGCAATTGCGGGAATGTCTGATACACAACTGAAACAATATCAAGCTGAGTGGAGTAAAAAACATGCTAATGCAAACAAGCTGGGATTAGACGCTTCTGTAAATGATAAAGTGGCGATGGATAAAGCTGTCAAGGCGGCGAACGATAAAGCTAAAAAAGATTTGGCAAATGCGAACGCTTCTTGGTTGAAAGAACTTGATAAAGCAAAAGAATATCGCACTGCTGGCTCTAAACTTGGTGTACAGACCGTAGCGGGGATTATTCAAGGGTTCAAGCAAATGAACGGTCCGCTAGAGAAACAAGCGGATCAACTAGCTAAAACAATTGAATCGACAATCAAGAAAAGACTGAAAATCCACTCGCCTTCTCGGCTAATGAGCGATGAAGTTGGTGAACAAGTGCCAGCGGGAATTGGAGTCGGAATGCTTAAGAATCTAAATACTATAGATTTGGCGGCTCATAAAATGCAAAAACATTTAACAAGTCTATCACCTGCTATTTCAGTCCCAGTTACCCCGAACACAAAAGAAATTACGGCTTACTCAGGGGCTTCTATAGCAACGCAAGGAAGCGGAAACCCAGTTACAGTACAACCAATTCAAATTGTTAATAAAACAATGTTAGAGGGGCGTATAGTGGCGGAGGAAACGGTAGATTTTATAACAGAAATTCAAAACAACCGTATTATTAGAACTAATCGAGCACAAGGGGTGATTTTATGAGTTTAGGATTCACATATAAAGGTATTCATTCATTTGATAAGCATGTGGAAATAATTGACATTAAACCACCATTGTTCCCTCAGAACGAAGGCAATACGGAAAGCGTCAGTGGTCGTATTGGCGCTTTTTATTTTGGACCAAATGTTGGTCAACGAGGGATACAATTAGAAATACAAATTATTGGAGCTAGCCTTAAAGAATTGAGCGAGAGGGCTACATCTGTCGCTGATTGGTTGATGCAGGTAGATGCAGAAGAACGCTCTTTGGTAATTGATGATGCGCCTGAAAAGACGTATTATGGTCGATTTGAAGGATCTACAGACTTAGATAGGCTTTTATATAACGGACGGGCAACGCTGAATTTTGTTTGTTCAGACCCATATATTTATTATGAACAAGAAGAATTTGAGCTAACTAGCGAAAGTAACAAATTACCAGTGCACGGTTCACAACCTACCAGCCCTGTAATTGGAGCAGTTATAAAACAGGATGTCACTTATATCGCTGTATCAAATAAAGAAGATTACTTATACATTGGCGAAGGAGTTGATCCAGATTATGGAGAAACTCCTGTTAAACCATCGGAAATAATTTTAAACGATCCAATGAATGTATTAGCTACATGGACACCTATGCAACAGTCAGATTTGACATTTCAATTAGACGCAAATAACGGGATTATTGATGGGAGTTTCACTTCAACCGCAAATGTATTTCGAGCATCTGATTATGGTGTTGGAGCACAGTGGCATGGACCAATGAGTAAAGTAGTTCTTCCCCAAGCGCAGGATAACTGGCGTGTAAGAATGCGCCTTCAAAACATAGCATCGGCACAAAAACAACAAGGTAAATTAGAAGTGTATCTTGTTGATGAAAAAGGATCAAAAATTGCAACGTTTCAAATAAAAGATAATGCCGCAAATACCGAAGTCAATATTGTTAAAATATCTATCGGCGATCAAAATGTTGCTAATTATCCTGAAAAAGATTTGTTTAATGAGGCAGGGAAAGTTACTAAAACATACAAAACAGTATCAACTAGAAAAAAAGTTAACGGAAAATATAAAACAGTGACAGAGAAGGTACAAACAGGTGCATATAATGAATACAGAGATTTTTATGGTTACTTTATTTTAACTAAAATAGGGAATCAATTTACCGCTGAAATTATCAAACTAGATAGTAATATAAAGCCTGTCTGGACGAAGAAAAAGGTATTTGTAGATACCGCTAATAAATACACAAAAAAATTAGCTCAATTAAATATATACGCTGCGGCATCAGGCACACATGACCCTAACCGCGATTTGTTTTTCACAGATACACTTGTTGAAAAATTAAATATTGTTGCAAATACCGCTCCGCAAGTTATAGCGCATGCATCTGACGAATTAATGTTTGATTTTGAAACAGAAACAATTTATAAAAATGGCATTCCTTTTATGCAGAATCTAGCAATAGGAAGTCATTTTTTTAAGTTATTTGGCGGTACAACAGAAGTATTAAATGTATCTCCGTTTGAAGCGGCAGATTGGACAGTATATGTTAGGCCAAGAACTTTTTAAAGGAGTGTTTAAATGTTATTGATATTAGATGAAAATAAAGAAATTGTAAAATCTGTATCCGTTGATTCAACAAATGGAACTCATTATTTTAATGATTCACACACCGAGAAAGTTATAGATTTTGATTCAACTTATGAGTTTTCTGTTTCGACAGATGACGAAAGTTCAAAATATTTAACAGGTGGAAATTATGTAATGCTTCAAGACTTAGACGATGATTCATTGTTATTCAAAATTATTGAAGTGCAAGACATCAGAGATGACAATAGTTCGAAACCTCAAAAAAGAATCTTTTGCGAAAATGTTTTTATCTTTGATTTGAATAATGTAATTGTGACAGATCGCGCTTTTTCCAATAGTAATATTGGTCCCGCTTTAACATATGTGCTTGGCGGGAGTGGATGGATTCCTCAAGATACAGAAAATGTAGGGGCAGTTGCAAATTTGGAGTTCTCAGGATATATAACAGCTCAAGAAGCCCTACATCAAATTTGTACTGCTTTTGATTGCGAAGTTAAGTTTTATGTAAAAACATTTCAAGGGAGGATAGTTGGCTATTATTGTAAAGTCGCGAAACAGTTTGGGGATAATGAAGGTGTTCGAATTGAGAGCGGCACAGGCATTAAAGGAATAACGAGGAAAGTATTATTTACGAACATTAAGACCGCTCTTATACCTCTTGGCGCAACGCAAGCTGACGGGACACAATTAAACATTTCTTCTGTTAATGGAGGATTGAATTATATCTATAATGATGAAGCAAATGAGCAATACAATCCAAGCGGAACAGGTTACTTAATGACTAAGATTGTAAATGAAAATATAACAAATGCGGCAGCGTTGAAACAATGGGGTACTTTAGAACTTAGAAAGTTGTCAACACCAGCATATCAATATGAAGCAAATATTTTAATGTTAGAACAAGTCTATGGTTTTGAAGCACATCGAATAAGAAAAGGAAGTTTTGTAAGAATTGTAGATTTAGAAATGAGTCCTCCAATTACAGTACAAGCAAGGGTTATTGAGTTAAATATTTGTTATAGCGATATGTCAAAAAGCACTTGCGTAGTTGGTGATTTTATTGATATTAATTCGGCTACACCTGCGATTATAAATCAATTGAGGGAAAACGCGAAGGTGTCAACAAATGCTAATAAAGTTGCCTCAATCGCAAGTAATAAGGCTGAAACAGCACAGCAAATCGCTAGTAGTGCCGAAAGTGTAGCAAATGATGCGAATACAAATTCAACAGATGCAAAACAAGTAGCAAATGATGCTAAAGATTCCGCTGTCACAGCAATAGATACAGCTAATGACGCGTTAATGAAAGCTGGTGATAACAATAAACCTTTTTATGGTGAGCTACCGCCATCTATTCCAAAGATAAACGATACATGGTTCAAGATAGATGAGATTGAAAATACTATAACAGGTGTTTTTAAGTGGGATGGGATAATTTGGAAAGAAATACCTCTGGATTATAACGCTTTAAAAGTCGGGGAGTTATCAGCGATTACTGCGAAATTAGGTGATGTAGAGAGTGGGAGTATCACAGGTGCTGAATTTATTCACAATATTAATTATCGTGATGAAGAAGGAAATTTGTTTACTGGGACAGTCACGATGAACGACGATGGATTTAATGCTGCTACAGTACTGCCAACTGGTGCCGGCTCTACTATTTTAAAAAGTGATGTTACAACACTCGGTGGCGTGAAAGTAGCACAGCAACTGATGGATCATAATGTTTCCGGAGAACTAAAAGAGGCAATGCTACGCGGTGATTCGTTAGATTTCTCTAAGGAGGGACAAACAACTTTATCTGTAAATGCAGATTCGTTTTATAAAACAAGCTGGAAAGATTTACCGCTTAACGCAGGATATTCTACAGCCGAATTTAATACACCTCAATATATGATTTTATGCATTTTTGGAATTAGAATTGTGTTTTTCCGTGGTCAAGTTCAAAAATCAACCGCATGGGCATCAGCTAACGCTTTTGCTTCTGTGCCTCTTGAGATACAGACAACAAGAACGGCGATGGCTTACGCGCCAACGAGCAAATCGACTGGTGGTCGAGTACATGCATCTTCCGCCAATGCAATGAGTTTTATGCCCGTCGACACTAGCGTTACTTATTTTGCGTTAAATCAATTATTTTATGTTTTAGATTAAAGCCAGCAAGGCTTATTTTTTATGGAGTGACAATGAGGAGATGATGAAAATTGGTACTTGGGAGTATTTCGATAGCAGGGATGAGTGTGGGGGAGCTAATAGCTTTAATTAGTTTAATAGCGGCAATCGTAGGTTTTGTGATTAGGTGGGCATTAGTCGCGCCTTTAAGAAATATGATTGATTCTCTGGATATCACTTTAAAAAGTCTAAGAGAAGAAATGTCCGAAAGCAAGAAAGATCGTATGAGTTTACGAGAAAAGCAAAACGATCATGATAAAGAGATTGCTTTATTGAAACGGGAAGATAAAGCGATTTGGAAGTATGTTACTGAAAAAAATGAAAAGGAGGTGAAATGATGAAAATTAACTGGAAGGTACGATTGAAAAACTGGCGAACTGTTGTGGCAACACTTATTACAGTTCTTGGCGTCGCATGGACAGCGGGAGGTTTTACTATATCTGATTTAGATAACTGGTCTGCTTTGTGGCTTTCATTTGTAAGGTTCCTAAATAGCCCGATGGCGATTGTTACAACTGTAGTAGCTGTTATCGGAATTTTGATGGACCCAACAACTAGTAAATTCTCCGATAGTTTAAAAGTAATGAATTATTCAGAACCAAGAAAGGATGATAAATAATGACAAGTTATTATTATAGTAGAAGTTTAGCGAATGTAAATAAGTTAGCAGACAATACAAAAGCAGCGGCGAGAAAGTTGCTAGATTGGTCCGAGAACAACGGAATTGAAGTATTAATCTACGAAACAATTAGAACGAAAGAACAACAAGCCGCAAATGTTAACAGCGGAGCGTCTCAAACAATGCGCTCTTATCATTTAGTAGGACAAGCGCTAGATTTCGCCATGACGAAAGGTAAAACTGTTGATTGGGGCGCTTATCGTTCAGATAAAGGCAAGAAATTTGTGGCAAAGGCCAAATCTTTAGGATTTGAATGGGGCGGTGATTGGTCTGGATTTGTAGACAATCCACACCTTCAATTTAATTATAAAGGCTATGGGACTGATACTTTTGGAAAAGGAGCTAGTACTAGTAATTCTTCTAAACCGAGCGCAAATGCGAACACGAACAGTCTAGGATTAGTAGATTATATGAATTTAAATAAACTAGATTCAAGCTTTGCGAATCGTAAAAAACTAGCAAATCAATACGGAATTAAGGATTACACAGGCACAGCAACGCAGAATACAACATTATTAGCGAAATTAAAAGCAGGAAAACCACACACACCAGCCAGCTCAAATAAAAACACATACTACACAGAAAACCCTGAAAAAATCAAAACACTGGTACAGTGTGATCTATACAATTCAGTAGACTTTACAGAGAAGCATAAAACTGGCGGAACATTTCCGGCAGGCACTATCTTCACGATTACAGGAATGGCTAAAACAAAGGGCGGGACACCTCGCTTGAAGACGAAGAGCGGTTACTATCTCACTGCTAACATGAAGTTTGTTAAAAAGATTTAGTTTAATGCCCTCGATTATTATTTCGGGGCTTTTTTTATTTGAGGATACTTTTGTGATACTTTAAAAAATGTGAATTAGATTACGTTTGACCAAACTTGATGTTGGATTTTGATTTTTGAAAAAGGTTTACAAGTGATATATGATAATTAGAACGAGGTAATTTTGATGGAGTATATTAGAAGCAATGTTTGCAAAAGCTATAAAAAACAATAAAGTTCGACATTGTAGAGACCTTCAATTGTGAAAGTAAGGAGGAATAAATTATGGGAATATTTGAGGATAGAAGCATTGTATTAGATGAAAATATTGTTAATGTAAAAGAATGGCTTACACCAGAGGAAGCCATTACCATTTTCATCTCGGCTGGTTATCAATTAGAACTTAAAGAGGAATACCAATATATAAATAATAGTTTATTTTCACTCCTTTAGAAAGGTAAATCACCCTAACCTACCAGTTAGGGCTTTTTTATGCAAAAAAACACCAGAATTGAATTCTGATGCTTTTCTTTTTTTGATTTACATTGCACAATGCGTAATTAAAACGCGCCGAAACAGCGCTAGAACTTATTAAGTTCTTGAATATATAATAACATGTCTTTGTGAAAGCGTCAACAAATAACAAAAAAACACCCCGAAAATTTATTCGAGGTTGCTGTTATATTCATTTATTTTTAAAAGGGATGTCAAACAGCTAATCGTTGAATGAAATAATGAACGAAAATCGTTCATGTGAATATTATTACACATATTTTTATGCAACACAACACTTTTTAATGCTTGATATTAAGAACATTTGTTCGTATAATGTTAGCAAGAGGTGAAGAATATGTATAACTTATTTGATGATATTTTAGAACATTCAATAGTGTTAGCGGATGCTCTCAAACGCAATTGGTCAATAGAAGTACTGTTTTTAAAGAACAATCATCACGTGCGATACAAGTATGTCGTGCCTGTAAACATCGACAACAAAAAACACATTGTATCACTTGAACGCTTTGACGAGCGAATAATTGATATTAATTTAGAGGATATTATTAGTTGTGAGGTTATGACATGAGACCATATAGCTTTAATGATTTTAAGTATATTTGTTATATCGAAGGGAGAGATAAGGCTGTAGAAAAGCTGTTTACCGACTTATTTGAAACAAGAAAGTTAAAAGCCTTGCAAAGGCGTATAAAAAAGAATGAAATGGATTTAAGGACTATCTACGACGAGTATACACAACATCAATCTATTGTTAATAATTAG